TGCTAAACTTAAAAATTTGGATTCTCTTTCACAAAAAGAATTTCAAATGATCACAGGAACTCTTGAAGCATATGGTGAAGTCTACATTCAAGCAAAACATCCAAAAGATTATTCGAAATAATACTTGCATTCCCCTGTAACTAGGGTATATATTCTTATCAGGCACAACACCCTGATTTTACACAAACATATGAACACAAGCAAAAACGCATACGAGATAAGGCTCGATATATTGAGCATAGCACATGGTGATTTAATGACAGTTTTCCACGAGAAGCTGCATAACGCCAAAAAGAGAATGGTCGGCAACCAAGACGATAGTTGGGTAGAAGATAAAATTGATGACAAAGTTATCAGTGATTTGCTTCCAACTTCAGAAGAAATCATTAAACGAGCTAAAGAATTATACGCATTTGTAGAGAATGCATAAAGATGGCTGATAGGTCGCTCCTATCTGATCTGGAATAAGCAGGAGAAAGTCCAGCGAGAATGTATATAAACCCTGCACAAATTTATTAATTATGACAATACAAGAAGCATATGTGAAGGGGTTGAATGATTCAGAGAATCGAATTATTGAAAATTTCATCAATTTATTGAATGATAATGAATATAATGTAGAATTTCCAAACCCAAAGTTGGAAATCGTTCGTAAAGTAATCAAAGAGCGATCTGATTATTTCTTTAAGATGGCAGAAGGGAAACATGGAGTAGCATTAGGATTCCAGAAAAAATTACAAAACAACAAATTAGAACTTGAAAAAGCAAAATAATCTATTAAAATAACACAGTATATGAAAACAAACAAACACGTAGCAATCATTGACCAAATCGGACGTAATATCATCGGTAAACTTGTAGATGAAACGGAAACCACACTGACACTTAACAATCCAGTCATTCTATTCGTTCAACCAGAACAAACAGGACAGATTCAAGTTCAGAGCTTCCCAGTATTCTTCTTTGAATTTATTAACAAGGACTTCCGTGGTCAGAATAATTGGACATACAACAAAGCTAATGTCGTGACAAGTGATGTGGTTTTGGATGATAGAATTTTGCTTCAATATGAGAAGATTAATACTCCTCCTGTTGAACAAAATACACCAACATCCTCACCTAAAGTTATTTCGATTGACGATCTATAATATGTCACCAGAACAATTTACATTTTGGTTAAATGGGTTTTTTGAAATCTCTGATACCAATAATTTGAGTGAGAAACAAGTTCAGATCATTCGTGATCATTTGAATTTGGTTTTCAACAAAGTAACACCTAAAAGTAGCAAAACATCGAATTATTCAGAATTCTTTGATTCGATAATGAAACCCTCAAATTCAAAACCTGATATATATTGTTAATATGATTGAAAAATTAGATAAAGATATTTTAGCGTCTTTGAACGCTTTGGACGATGTAGTTCCATACTCAGCATATCTGAGTGATTCCACTCTTTCCAGTGTAAATGACTGGATTGATACGGGGAGTATGGTTCTCAATGCTCTGATTTCTGGCTCATTGTATGGTGGTATCCCAAGTGGACGCATCACGCAATTGGCAGGACCATCAGGTGCATTTAAAACGGGACTTGTAATGCAAATTCTGGCAAATGCACAGAAGAAAGGTATGATTCCTGTCATCTTCGATACTGAGGGTGCAATTGATCCCGAATCTGCTGCTAAATTTGGTTTGGATATTACCAAAGTCAAATATGTTGGGTGTGAATCTGTGGAGCAAACCAGAAATGCAATCTACAAATTCCTGAAGAATGTTCGAGAGAGAAAACAATTTGGTAAATTTATTATTGCTATTGATTCTCTTGCGAATTTGAACTCAGAAATTGAATTGTCTCGTATGGACAAGGATTCCATGTCTGCTGATATGGGAACATTTGCAAAATCTGTTAAGAGTTTGTTGAAGACATGCACAAACATGTCAACTCTCACTAAGACTCCTATTCTGATTACTAACCATGTCTATGACGATCCTAGTGCAATGTATCCATCTTTGGAGAAGAATATGCCAGGTGGTAAAGCAGCAGTGTATCTCCCCTCTGTTACAGTGCAACTTGCTAGAAAATTGGTAAAAGATGCTGATAACAAACAAGTAACTGATAAATTGGCTGCATCACAGAAGAATTATTCAGGTGTTGTTATCCGTGCTTTGACAGTTAAGAATCGCTTTATCAAGCAATACCTTGAAGGTGAATTCTATCTGTCCTTTAGTAAAGGGTTGGACAAGTATTATGGTTTGCTTGATATCATGAAAGGTATGGGAGTAGTCGATAACTCAGGTTCTTCTTATACCGATTGGACAGGAGAGAAACTTGGATACTATTCCAAATGGTCTAAAGATATTACCTTATGGGAAAATAAATTTCTTCCCGAACTTGAGAAGCGAATTAAAGAGCATTGGGCTTATGGCTCATCTCCTGATGATGATAATTTGATTGAATTAGAAGAAGACGAGAATATCAATTCGGATTGATAAAGGTATTCATCTGTTTCATGGTGATTGCTTGGAAGTTCTAAAAAAACTTTCAAGCAATTTTTTTTATATGTAAATTAATGATTGATTATATTTATTGATCATTGAGCCATAACCAATGAGCATAATTTTTTGGTTTTTTAAAGCCTCTTTCTTTATACTCGCCTTTTTGATTTAAAAGATTATCTTTTTGAACTTGTTCAGTGAAATAATCCATTACACAATTTTCATACACAGATATTTTTTTGTTTTGTCTGGTTTTTCTTCTTTCTAAGTATTTTTCCATATATTCAATAAGATCAAAATCTGGATTATCTGAAGTATATGCATCATAAATCTCATTTTCAATTTCCTCTATTTTCATATCTTTAAGTTCTTCGAGTTTATCTTTATACACTTCACGATTACCTTCTTTCTGCGCTTTCCTTTTAGCAGCTTTCTCATCCCACTCTTGTTTCTTTTTATCGTATTCGTCTTGTTGCTTACCTTTTTCGATATTTTTTATTAATATTTTTTCTCCTTTAGTTTTGACACCTTGTTTTTTTGTACCAGCAGCATTAGCCCATTTTTTCAGAGTTTCGCGATCCTTCGAATCGATTAGACCTTCTTTCTCCAAAGATTTCAAAAGATCATCGTCTAGCATATCAAATATGTTAGAATACTCTTGTTTTTTCATAACACTTGCTATATTACCAGCTTGTGAACCTTGTAATAATTGCTCATATGCAAGGTCGAATTCTTCGATAAACGTTTCTTTAATATCGTCAAATAAGGGGAAAATTTTATTTTTGAGAGTATCTAAAGATGTTGGTTTCCCTTCTTCAATTCTTTTACTGACAACATCCAATGTTTTCTGAATGATTGATATATCGAAATTATACAAGCCATCTTGATCTTCACTCAACTCTTCCCTATACTTGACAAGCACTGCAATTTTTTTCCTTTCATCCAACAAGATTTCTAATGCAAGCTGTGTAGCTAGAAGTGGTATCATACCTGTGTTTAAAGTCTCGTCTCCTTTTTCATTCGAGATTACGAGTTCATTTACACTAGGTGCGCGGTAGATAGACTGGAACAATCCTTTGGGTAATTTTTTCGACTTTCTGAGTTTTTTGAGCAACGCATTCGCATCGTTTTGTAATTGAGCGTATTCCTCTTGACTCATACCGAGCAATGATTCCTGTTTTTTTCTCATCCCCGATGCGTAATTTGAAGTAGCTGCTGTATCCATTGCGCTAGTTTGACCCTTTTTCTTATTACCAGCTAAGTATTCATCGATATTCTTTAGATCAGTGACGAATTTTCTAAATTTATCCGATGTTGCCGCTTCATAATTATCTTCTACTAATTTAAAAAGAAAATAATTCTGTCTTGGTGGATCAGAATTAACACCTTTTGGATTAAATTCCAAATATTCCTGTGTTGGTCGAACTGATTTTTTATCTGTTCGTTCTTCTTTTGGGATTTCTTCAAATGTGGCTTTTTTAAATAATTCACTATAAACACCTGGCATTTTTAAAAATTTCATAAGCATACGACCCATATATGGAATTCTTTTATGTGAAACATCAGCATCTGGGTCAAGCTTTTTCACTTCTGGTTTCATAACTTCGTGAGTTTGTTGAATAATATCATAAAATTCTGGAAGCTGTGTCCAAGTCTTACTTTTTCCTTTGAGTGACATTTCATTCAGTGTTTGCACTTTTTCCACCAAATATCCAAAACTATAATTTCTCATAATATTATTTAGTATTAGTTTCTTTTTTTTGTTTACTATTAGGCTCCCATCTTGGTTCATTGGTATCCATCAACTCAAAAATTTTCTTCCTGTATACTGGATTCAAATCTAAAAAACGTTCAACCAACACTGCCCACATTTCATGGTAATCTTTTAAACCGTAAGAACGAGGAAAGTCGGTGAGTTTTGCTAAAACATCTCTCAGTTTTTTATCATTTTTTAATCTGGGATCATTGTTTGTTAATTGACGATAAAATCTTTTAACCGCTGTGAAAAAAGATTCACCTTTATTAAACATCCAAACATGACCCCACTCATGAATAATTGTTTTGATCAATTGTTGGTAAATTTCTTTATTTTTTAATTGTAAACCAATTAAAAATTTAACATCGAGAGTGATGTATTTTAAGTCTTTTTCATATTTTTTCTTCCGAGGATCGCCAAATGCCTCTCCCGCTTCATCTTTTTTAGATGGTTTCGCAAACACTGCATTTACATGCATTGATTGAAATCCTGTTTTATTAATTTGTGTTTTTGCTTCTTGAAATGCTCTTGTAACTTCATTCCATAATTCTGCATTTTTGACATCTTTTAAATTAGAATCTAAAAAAATTGAAAACATGGGAACATCCAGTTTATGGATAACTTTTGAAGACTTTCGGAATTTTCCCTCAGTCAAAACTTTTTCAAATAATTTATCAAATTCGTTCATCTTAATATTTAATAAATTGACACTTGTAGTATTCATGTTAAGATAATTCCATGTCAAATTCTAATATTTGTATCTTCACCGCGACCAAAGGCAATAATTGGCACTTTCCCCTAGCTAAAACAGCTTTGGATTTGGATTTGGATCATTTTATTCGCCCAAAGTTCAACAATCGCCAAGGACTTGCCAAGGTTTATAATGAATTCCTAGACATAGCCATCAAGGAGAAATTTGATTATGTGATGTTCATCCACGATGACGTTCATCTGGAACATGATCCTCGACCAAAGCTGGAGAAACTATTTCAGGAATTCGATATTGTGGGCGTAGCAGGGTGTTCTCAAGCAGAAATCAAGTCTCCTGCACTCTGGCATCTGATGGGGCAAGGACACCTACACGGTGCAGTAGCGCACAAGCACGGTGATAAAAAATATATGACCAGTTTTGGTGCTTATCCACAAAGAGTGGTGATGATTGATGGTGTTTTCATGGCATTCAATCGGAAAGCGATTGAAACTGTGCGGTTTGATGAGGATTGTCCATCAGGTTTCCACTTCTATGATCTCTGTATGCAACAAAAAGCTTTAGAAAAAGGCTTGAAAATTGGAGTAGGTGATGTTATGATTACTCATGAATCTCCAGGGTTGCGAGAATTCACTGAGGATTGGAAAGCTGGTGAGAAATATTATTTGGAGACATATGGACAATAAAGAAGAAATAGTTACTATTAAAGGTGAAGAGTGGCGAATGACGATGATTGATGCTCCCGATTACACTGGGCAACCTGATAAAATCGATTACAGTGGTAAAATTCGTCAAATGCAAGAAGGTGATACTAAAGAATTAGTACAAAAAAGTAAAATTATAGATGTCTGAAATAGATTTTGATTATTTTGAAAAGGTTCTTGTGAAGAACGCGATCACGAATGGTGCTTATCTGGCATCCATTGCTGATTACGTCCAACCCAAGTATTTCACGGATAAAAATATTGCGAAATATTTTGAGATTGTTGCAGATTTCTACGAGAAACGACAATCTCTTCCCACATTCACAGAGGTGAAGACATATCTCACGACAGATGAACTCAAAACCAACTTCAAAAAGTTAATTGAATCATTCAAAGAGATCGATTCCAATCACAATCAGGATGAATTGTATGAGAATACAGAAAGATTCCTCAAGGAACGGGGCATGTATCACTCCATTTTGGAGTCAGCAGAAGAAATATCGGAAGGAGAAGCCGATACCGCCAAGATCGTGGAGAAATTTGAGAAGATTGCTGGTATCAATCTCAATGTTGATAAAGGAATTGAGCTTTATGGTGATGTTGAAAAGGTCATTGATGACATTTTGAGTGATGAAACCACTATTTCTTCCAAATGGGCATGGTTAGATGAGGCATTGGACGGTGGATTTCAAGAAGCTGGTAAGGCATTGTATGTGTTTGCGGGTCAATCTAACATTGGAAAGAGCATTTTCCTTGGTAATGTGGCGGCAAACATGGCATCCCAAGGTAAACATGTGCTTGTTGTGACTCTGGAGATGTCGGAAACGCTCTATGCTAAGAGAATTGCTTCGAATGTGACGAAGATTCCCATGAAGGAGTTCCGTAATTGTGTCCCAACGCTTCGACATGCCCTTGAACAAGAGCATAAGAACACTGATGGGCGCATTTATATCAAAGAATTCCCCCCATCTACGATTACACCTAAGCAATTGGGAGCTTTTATCAAGAAAATGAAAGATTCTGGTATCAGAATTGATGCTATTGTGCTTGATTACCTTACTTTGATGACTGCTGCTGGTAGTAACAGCTATGAAAAGGGTAAAAACATCTGCG